ACTTGAATGACTTCGTTGCTCTCTACATGGTTTATCAGTCTAGTACGATAATCTGTCATTAGATACTCTTGCTCTAACATCTTCATTTTACTAGTCGATTGGGTAAGTCTCTCACTCATCAAGTATGCTATGTAGACAGAAAGCAGTGTTGTAAATCCTGAATCGAAAGTATCCGAGTCTATTACATCAGCAACATACTTTATCTTTATCTCTCCCGAACCCTCAAACACAATTTCGTTACCCTCAACTGTATAGTCTCTATCACATTCTAGAACCCGCAATGGCTTAAACTGGTCTGAGTGAGTACTCAACCTGCCTATACCGTCCGAGTAAGTATAACGAACTGTATTAGGTTTTACTTCAGTAACGCCTGTTACCCGCTTAATACTGAAATTCCAACGATGCGAACGCAACAGAAACACCCTAGCCTGTTCATAGGTTCTATTACACAAGTCCAGCACTTCACTAACAGTCGTTAAATCGGAAAGGGGTGCAACAGCCAACCTGTCTAATGCAAAGTTAATTATCTCTAGCTTAGACGACATGGTGTACTAGAGTTACTGATTATAGGTAATGCGAACTTTAAACGAGCCTTTGAAGTCATGACCTAATGAAAGCAAGATGTGTTCTGTTGTCTCTCCCACAGTGAACGCTACACCTTCGAAAGTACCGTCGTCTGTAACAGAGGTTCTCAACAAGTTATAACCACTGACATTCAGGTAGGCTGAATCGTTCAAAGCATTACCAATACGAACATCACTAACTGTAGTATCAAACCAAAGTTGAATGTCTAATACAATCGCATTTCTGTGGAGTTTGCTTATGACTATATGTTCTCCTGCCTTCAGGGTTCCTGTAAATAAGTCAATATCTACAAAAGGCTGAACTATCATGTGTCTTGCAGGTGCATATTGTATTGGGAAACTATTAGCCTTCCCACAGTTATCACACATCTTTAAACCTTCAATGTCTACAATAGATGGTTTCTCTTCAGAATCCTCGACGACATAACTACCTTGTTGTCTTCTCAGCTGCTCTAACACACGGTCGTTAGCCTCATGCATTTCTTTGAGTTTTTGAATTGTATGTCCTATCTCTAAAATGTCTTCCTTTTTGACTACAGTTTCTTTACTCTTTTGAGTAACATCTACAGTTACATCTTTAGTTTTCTTTTTATCGCTCATAACTTCTCCTATGCTGCTTCAGTGCAACCAATAGATTGTACTTTTAATTCTTCAGTACGACTTGCACCGTAAAATTTTCTAATATATAACAGTCTCTCGTAGTGTTGCTCAGGTAGTTCTGTAACTCTACCAAATATACCTTCCCAGATACCTAAGGTGATTGCAGATGCACTGAAAGCAACGCAAGTTCGAGTGGTACCTGACTTAGGTAGTAGGTTTGATTCTACAAATCTCATTCCTAAATACATATCAACCTCACCGTAATACAACGCAGCTACAGGGTTGTAGTCCTTACTTCCTATTTCAACGGCAGTAAACAAGTCTTCCATTTGGTCAGGACTAAGAACTATAGTAACTGGGTCTTTTTTCATATCGACATCTGCCTTTTTAAACTTAGTTCTGATTTTTCTTAACTTTGATATAGTCATTCCTGTACTACCATGTGGCATAATTTGAGTCGCAGGTAATGCTAACGATGTAGTCCCCTCGGGTCCTATCATGGCATTACCAGTAACCGCTCTAATAATCTCCTTATCTACATCTTCCCCTATGGCATTAGCCATAGACTGCAGAAACTTGTTTGTTGGGTCTGCTAGAGTTTTCATCAAGTCGGGGCTTGCTACCGTCTCAGTTGTATACTTCCCTTTTGGATGTGCCCAACGACTAGTAGTAGGTGTAGAATGTTGTAGAGTTCTACTTCCTCGAGCAGGCATATCGTGGGTAGTTGACTTACCAACTTGGTCTATGATTTGGGAACCCGTACCTGTCATAGGTTGTTCTGAAATTAATGGTCTTAATATAGAACCCCCCTGATTCAATAATAATTCCATATTTCCTGTGAATGTTTTTACATATAGTTCTTCAATAGTGGCACTCATAACAACTCCTCATTGTCTTAAATTAATTTAAATTCAGTATAAACTGACTATCTTTTCTGAACTTATCCTAATTCGTTTAGGGGTTACTATTCTTACATCAATATCAAAGTGTTTATCCATTCATTGGGGCACTTTTAAATATTATACTACATCTTAGACTGTTGTAGTTTTAATTTCGTTTGCTGCAGGCTTACAACTTTCTCAATGAGTAGTTTGTTTTTCCCTTTGATTAGATAATCAGGATTATTATAAATCTCCTGAATCTGCTCATCTATACTCTGCGTGTTAGCTGAACGCTCGCCACCGACAAAGCTCGGTTCAGAACCGGCTTTACCAACACGAGAGAATAGTTTAATGGTATCTTGAACACCAAGTTGTGCAGAGATAGCCTCAACTTTACTATCATCGAAACCCATATCCCTAAATCCTGTTTTCGCTTGGTCCATCTTCTGCTCGTAAGCATCTCCCCATTCTGTCTTCAGGTCGGAAAGAGCCTTATTGTTTCTTTCTTCAAACTCTTTAGTTTTAGATTCATTAAGTGCCGACACACCTTCGTTAAACTGATTGTAGATACCCTCTGCTTGCTTAGGTGTAAGTCCATTATTATAAGCCACGTCTCGAAACAAACCATAACTGTCCTTGTCGTCCCCTGTTTGCTCAAAATTATAACCTTGTGCGTTCTCAGGTCTACCCAACTTGTCATAGAACTTAGATGTTTCTTCAGGGTTATTAAAGTCTGGCAATTTTACTATCTTAGATTGGTCTCCGTTCATCTGCTCCAAGTTCAAGTAACTCTTAGCCATTGCGTCAGGACTATCCCACTGCTTCTTGTTAATTAATGCACTAGTTTCCTCATCCGTTCCTTGATACCAACTTGTTTGTTCATTCCCACTCATTTGTAACTCCTTCATCGTTTTTATAATATTGTATTCTAAGTCCAACAGTTCTAGCACCTTCGTTTAAGAAAGTCGCATTCACATTATTTACATCGAAACTCGGTCTATCTACTCCGCAGAAACTCATTAAGTCATCAAGTACTATTTTACCGTCTTCACTCGAGAACACTCTCTGATATGCACCTACCTTTTCTTTATGTGTAACCATTGCTTTTTCTTCAAAGGTTTCCATTGTCTACTCCTGATAAGTCCTTAGTTGCCTTAGCGGCATTCACCATCTGCTCAGATAACGCCTGTTCCTGCTGAGCCTGCTTTGCTTCTTCTCTTCTTTGTTGCATTTCCTCGTCTGTTCTTAAAATTACAGAAGGGACACCAACACTTTCTAACGCCATCTCAACTGCCTTATCCATGTTGATTTTATCAAATAGTCCGGGATTATCCGCAGCCATAGGTAGTAATGTATTAATGACCTGAACAAGTCCAGTGAGGACATCACTATCCTTCATCTTGTTAAGAGGGCTTTCGAACACTACATCATATACAGAACCAACCTCTTCAGGTATCGGTGGTAGTTTTCCTTTGCGGATTAGAATATCCAACTCTCTTTCAATCATCGGGCTTAACGACTCGTTCTGTTGTCTAGCAACCAACGGAGTCAATAACATACTTTTCTCTTGGCTTCTCTTTAAAACCTCAGTTGCCGTCATACGAGGTGTCTCAACCATTATCTCAAACAAGGTTAACAGAAACACATCCTTGATTGAGTCCTCGAGTTTTATAATCTCAGCGTCTCCCACCTCAACACGAGTTCCGTCCTGAAACGGAACAACCGTCGGATTACCAGCATGGTCTAACCCGCCGACAAGTACAGTGTTAGGTTTCATAACTAACTTGTTACCACTAATCATACCCGTATCTTTCGCTAACAGTGTTGGGTCTAATATCTTATCTACTGCTTTAAGAACTGATTCTGATATTTTATTTAACCGTTTAACATCTGCCAAAGCCTGCATTGCCGGTCCTCTACCAAACACTTCCTCAGGGGAAGTCGAGTATCTACTTATAGAATAGGGAAAAGTAGAATACTCCCCCTCTGACATCATTACTCTTTCTTTCAGTGCAATATAATAACTACCCCATTTATCGTCAGCTATGGGAACAGTAGCGTGCAGTATTTGAAACTGTTTGGTATTTTCCTCTTTAGTACCAAGTACGCCTTTCATATCATTACTGAGTTTTACATCCTCATCGAATGTTGCGAGTATGTCCACTACAGTCATATACATTACACGGTCAACCCTGTTCACAACCCCTTGAT